AATAATCCTGGAAAACCGCCAATCACTGTCGCCATTCAGCGATATGATTGGATCTTCAACAAAGAGGTCCGTCAACTGGTCGTTGACAACTTCACATTTGCGTTCGCAACGAAGGAACTCTTCGACTGCGACCCGTTGTGTGTCTATCCCCGTATCTAAGCCAGTGAACTTCGATAAGAAGCGAACTGCCAGATAGTCGAGGAAGAAAGCCTCCTGGTCCACGTACTCACGTGGATTGAGAGACTTCCTTGCCAATTGCTCGTGCTCTCCGAAACGGAAAAGCACGGCGCATGACAAGGCCACAGGGGTATCCAACGCTTCATAGAAGCGGAGGATCACTTCAGGGGTCAGGTCACGTCGCATACGCCGTATAGGGCCAGGTCGTCCATTGGACTTCTTACCCGTACGCATGCTAGCCAACCTCCGATAAAGCCTCTCCCAGAGGGATAAAGCTGTAAATGTGCGTTAGCCATTGACTATCTATATAGTCTCTAGCGTTTCGCTTCTCTACAGCGCTGAAGAACCTCTTGACCACACGAAGAGCGCCCCGATCAAGGGGCATCTCAACGTGTGCCAAGCAAGTATCTCCAGCATCCATATGAAGAGTCATAGTAACGGAGTACTGGCTGAGTCGATTTCCCGTCGGTCTGCACAGATCGTAGTGGATAAGCACATCTTCAATGTGCCCAAACACTACGTTGTCCAAGCAGTTTGGCTTATTCACAAACTCTTTGCCCCAAGGGGAGCGCAGAGTCCATGAGGCCAAAGGCTTCCAGATTTGCACCTGGATGCCGTGACGGTTAGACGTGTTGGATCGGTTCAGCTTGCTGAGTACGATCCGAATCGCTGAGTTTCTCATGCGGTTCACCTACATTAGATTGTGTCAACACGAAGGAGATTCCGAGATTCTGCATCTCGGCGAGGTAGTTTTTAACGACTACCTGCAAGTCTTCAGGCGTCATCAGCTTGTACTTCTCACGAAGATACCGCTCGACGAGCCAAAGGACTATTCTCACTATCATACGCTCACGCGAGCCCATGATAGCTTCCGTTAGTACGGAACTTCGTAGTTCTCAACAAGCGTCGTCCAAGCCGCGTTTGCAAGCGCGTTCTTGAGGTACGCATTCAGGTTCTTTCGTTCCTGAAGAGAACTGCGGGGGTCGTGATAGACCTC